TAATGATATAAAACCTTTATTGTTTCCTCACACTATTGACCAAGTTGCAAAAGCATATAATCATGCTCATGTATTGGTTGAAACAAATGACCTAGGTCAACAAATAGCAGAGGCGTTACAATTTGAATTAGAGTATGATAATTTGTTAATGACAACTAATAGAGGTAGAGCCGGCCAAATACTAGGCGCTGGCTTTAGTGGGAGAGGCTCGGGGTTTGGTGTTAAAATGACTAAACAAATTAAAAAAATTGGTTGTGCTAACATCAAAACCTTGGTCGAATCTGATAAAATACATGTAAACGATTTTAACATTGTTGAAGAGATGAGTACCTTTGTAAGAAGAGGTCAATCATGGCAGGCTGAAGAAGGTAATACAGACGATTTAATGATGTGTTTAGTTATATTTGGCTGGTTATCTAATCAACCTTTTTTCAAAGAGATGACAGATACAAACGCAAGACAAATGTTATATGATGAACAACAAGCCTTAATTGAGCAAGATATGGCACCATTCGGGTTTGTAGATGATGGTATACCAGACCACGAAAAGGTAGAAGTTGATGAATACGGAGATGTTTGGCATCCTGTCGTGAGAAAAGGTCAATAGTCTAGTTTGTGTTTATTATAAATATCAGTAAGGTTGAAATTTGAATATGGGCGTATGAATAATACGAAGTTTGAAAAAATTAAAAGATAATTAGCTAATTAAAAGGAGAAAACCTAATGGCATTTCAAGTATCACCAGGTGTTCTCGTACAGGAAAAAGACCTTACAAGAATTATACCGGCGGTTTCGACTTCTATCGGTGCTGTAGCAATTCAAGCTACACAAGGACCTTTAGACGAAATCACTAGTATATCAAGTGAGCAAGAACTAGTATCTAAGTTTGGAAAACCTAACTCAACTACATTTGAGGGATTTTTCACAGCTGCTAACTTTTTAGCTTACTCTAATTCTTTAAGAGTTGTCCGAGTACAGAATTCATCTGTATCAAATGCTACTGAATCAGGTAGTACATTTGTAATAAAGAATACTACTGATTATCAAAATAACTATGCTGACGGTTCTGCTTCTGTTGGTTTGTGGGCGGCTAGAACAGCTGGCGCATTTGGAAACTCTTTACAGATTTCTACATGTCCATCTGCTACTGCTTACGAAGAGTCAAACAAAGCTACCGTTGCTGATGGAGCAATGGCAGTTGGTGACACGGTTGTTACCGTTGATGACGCAACAGGAATAACAGCAGGCGACATAGTAAACTTTGGTGACCAGTACGAGTACAGAGTAGTTAGTGTATCAACTAACGACTTAAATATAGTTAGAAAAGAAGAACCTCAACATTTCGGAACTTCAGATTCTTCAGGTCTTCATGCAGTACCAACTAATGGTGCAGCTGTAAGACGAAGATGGAAATATTACGACTTATTTGATAAGGCTCCAGGAACATCACCAGCTGCTTCAGCTCTTGGTGCTTCTAATGACGAACTTCATATAGTTGTAGTTGACGAAGACGGAATAATCACAGGTACAAAAGGTGAAGTTTTAGAAACATACGCCGCTGTATCTAAAGGTTCAGACGCAAAAACTCCACAAGGAGATGTGAACTATTATCCAGATGTAATTTACAATAAATCAAATTACATTTACTGGATGGACCACAACTCTTCAGGAACAACTTGGGGTCAAGCGTTGTCTGGAACAACATATACAGATGTTACAGCAGTAAGTAATGTATCACTAGCAAGTGGTTCAGACGGAACAGCAGCTTCAACAGCTCAGAAATTAACTGCTTATCAGAAATTTCAAGACGCTGAAACGGTTGATGTTAGTCTAATCATGGCAGGTAGTGGTGACGCAACACACATTGATAACTTAATTACAATTGCAGAAAATAGAAAAGACGCAGTTGTATTTGCTTCTCCAGAGAGAAGTGATGTTGTTAATGTTGCAGATGATAACACAGCAAAAGATAATGTAATAGCATTTTTTAATACTATTCGTTCATCTTCTTATGTTACATTTGATAGCGGTTACAAATACGCTTATGACAGATACAATGATGTTTACAGATTTGTACCATTAAACGGTGATGTTGCTGGTTTATGTGCTAGAACTGACCTTGTTGCAGACAGCTGGTTCTCACCAGCAGGTCTTAACAGAGGTATAGTTAGAGGCGCAATCAAACTAGCTTTCAATCCAACTAAAACACAAAGAGATGAATTGTACAGAGCAAGAGTAAATCCTGTGGCAACTTTCCCAGGTCAAGGTACGGTTCTTTTCGGTGATAAAACTGGATTAACAGCACCTTCAGCATTTGATAGAATCAATGTTAGAAGATTGTTCATCACTTTAGAGAAGGCAATATCAACTGCTTCTAAATTCCAATTGTTTGAATTCAATGATGAATTTACAAGAGCGAACTTTAGAAACATTGTAGAACCTTTTTTAAGAGAAGTACAAGGTAGACGAGGTATTACAGACTTTTTAGTAGTCTGTGATGAAACTAATAACACAGGTGAAGTAATTGATAGAAATGAATTTGTAGCAGAAATCTTTGTGAAACCTGCTAGAAGCATTAACTTCATTACTTTACAATTTATCGCAACACGAACTGGCGTCAGTTTTGACGAAGTTGCAGGTTAAGAAAGGCTAAGGAGAAAATAAAATGGCAAACATAAATGACTTCAAAGCTAAACTTGCAGGCGGCGGCGCAAGACCCAATCAGTTTAAGGTAACAATGCCTTTTCCTGGTTACTCGCAAGTTGGTGGAGAGATAGAAGAGTTAGCATTCTTATGTAAGATAACACAATTACCGGCAATGACGGTAGGTATGGTTACGGTTCCTTTTAGAGGAAGACAAATTAAGATTGCTGGCGATAGAACATTCGCTGATTGGACAATTACGGTTATCAATGACACAAATTTCAAATTAAGAAACGCATTTGAAAGATGGCAAAATGGTATTAACAACATGACAGACGGTGAAGGATTAACAAATCCTGCTGACTATCAAGTTGACGCATTTGTTGACCAGTTGGATAGAAACGGTGCAACTATAAAATCATACACTTTAAGAGGTGCGTACCCGATTGATGTAGCACAAATTGAGTTGGACTACGGTAATAATGACACTATTGAAGAATTCCAGGTGACATTTAATTACCAATACTTTGAAAGTAACACTACTACATAGTATATAAATATATTGTAGTAAATACAAAGGAATAATATTATGGCTGAATTATTTGGATTTTCTATCACTCGTCTTAAAAAGACGGCGGATCCAAAACAAAGCTTTACACAACCTCAAGCGGATGATGGTACACAAACCATCGCCGCTGGGGGTTATTTTGGTCAGTACCTTGACATGGAAGGTCAGGCCAAAACAGAGAGCGACTTAATCCGAAGATACAGAGAAATAGCATTACACCCCGAATGTGATATGGCGATAGAGGATATTGTCAATGAAGCAGTCGTGTCTAATGAATTAAAGGATGCTATTCGTCTTAAATTGGATAATGTCCCTTTTGGTAGTGAAGTTAGAAAAAAAATAGAGGACGAATTTCAAGAAGTATTAAGATTGATTAATTTTAATACAAAAGGTCACGACATATTTAGAAGATGGTATGTTGATGGCAGAGTTTATTATCATAAAGTAATAGACAGAGAATCACCTAGAAAAGGTATTACAGAATTAAGATACATTGACCCCTAGAAAAATTAAGAAGGTAAGAGAAGTCAGAAAAAAAAGACCTGACGTCCTTACTCCACACGGTCTTTCTATTGTTGATGATTTCAAAGAGTATTATTTGTATAATGAAAAAGGTGTAGCGGGCACAACATCTGGTGGTATTAAGATTGCTCCAGATACTATAGCATTCTGTCCGTCAGGAATGATTGACCAAAATAAAAATATGATACTTTCATATTTACATAAAGCAATCAAACCTGTAAATCAATTAAGAATGATTGAAGACGCTACGGTAATTTACAGAATTGCTAGAGCGCCTGAAAGAAGAATATTTAAGATTGATGTTGGTAATTTACCAAAAGTAAAAGCTGAACAATACTTACGAGATGTTATGGCAAGATATAGAAATAAACTTGTCTATGACGCAAGTACAGGTGAAATCAGAGATGACAGAAACTACATGTCTATGTTAGAAGACTTTTGGTTACCAAGTAGAGAAGGTGGTAGAGGTACAGATATTACTACACTACCAGGCGGACAAAATCTTGGTGAAATACAAGACATAGAATATTTTAGAGCGAAACTATATCGTTCTCTAAATGTTCCTGCTAGTAGATTAGAAGCGAGTCAAGGTTTTAATCTTGGTCGTTCAACTGAAATTACTAGAGATGAACTTAAATTTACTAAATTTGTTCAGAGATTAAGAAAGAAATTTACTGAACTATTTAATGATATATTAAAGACACAACTAGTCTTGAAAGCTGTTATTACAGATGAAGATTGGCATATATTGAGAGATAATATACAATATGACTTTTTACAAGACGGACACTTTGCAGAATTAAAAGGAGTCTGAAATGTTAATGGAAAGATTGAGAGTTGCCGATTCTATGAGAGATTATGTTGGTAAATATTTCTCTGTTGAGTATGTAAGAAAGAATGTATTACGACAAACAGAAAGAGATATTGAAGAA